CTAAAAGAGCCATGTTGTTCCTTTTACTTATGTTTACAAGCTTTAGTATTTAATTTTACAACTTCATCGATATTCTTGGCCAAATCTTCTATGCTTAGATTACTATCAATAGGCATTAATGTAGAAGAAATAAACAACGTATCTCCACCATCAAGCTCTTCATAACCTAACTGACTTCGAAGTTCATTAATAGTTAAAACGCCTGAATCCTTAAGCTTCAATAACTCTTGGTTTCTCCTGGGTTCTAAGGCTTCAATAGTTTCAAGATCATATCTAAGCTCTATTATACCTAAATTATCATAACGATGCATCAAGAATATTGTCAGCTCTTCTAAAAGACGTTTAGCCGTAGGTAATACAGCATTATCATAGAAGTTTAACTTGGCCGTTTCCATATTATTATAACTACTGAATTCAGCATTAACCATAGGAAGAGGTATCTTTAAAGCATTATATATTGTGGACGTGATTTCCTTTTTCAGGTTAGCAAAGTCCATGTCTTTATTAGTCTGTGACATCTCTACAAAGTCACCGCCTTCAAGAATCATAGCGCGTCCAGCATTATGTGAACCGCTGTAGAAATTCTCCAACTGATGTTGGAGTCTTTGGAACTGCTCATCGGTCAACATCTCGTCGACTTTAATAGCTCCGGAAGGACGTGCTCCACGCTTCAATAATGATAGATTATGGTATGAAGCTTCTTGGTACTGCTCTATCTCAATAAGAATAGGAGAAAGATCAGAAGTGCCTAAAGTGTCTCCTGCAGCGTAACGTGAGTTGAATGACTTTATATGCCAAAGCTCAGCATCACCTGAATAATAACGATACCTACCGTCTACTTCTTCTTTAAGAAATGTTTGGTCAATTTTCCCATTGCTCATAACTTGGACACTAACCAGTTCACCTGAGTCATCCGTGTTCATTATAATGTTCATAGGATTAACTATATGTAATTCTACAGCAGGTTTGTGCACAGGGCCAGTAGCTATGATAAAAGCGTTACCTGTCAGTTTATAAAAACTAGTAAGTTGTGTCATGAACTCATATTGAGAACAATCAGCATTAGGGAATTTAAGTAAAGATAAGAGATCTGATTCAACATTTTGTTCATCAGTTCTGATATTAAATTCTATAAAATATAAAGAGCTTACTTCCGTAGCTATCATGTTTATGGCAGTATGAACAGGAGCTACTGTGTTATAATATTCTAACGCTCTAAAGGGGGTTAATCTTCTAGTTTGGTAAAGAGATTCATAGCCTTGGGAAAAAGCAGAGTACTTACGCTCAATCTTTGGTTGAAAGAGTTTTTGAAAGAACTTCTTCATATATTTTCCTCAATAACTTTCAAGTCTATACTACGGTTATTCTTATTTTACGTTTATTTGACATCGCTCTAAACAAATATTGCGTCACACTATCAACAATATCATCATGCGGTTGAAAGCCAAACTCAGTTACTTCTCTTTCGAAATCAAGTTTCCAAATTGCTTTTTCAGGAATAAAAACTTTACCTGATTCAAATAAACCTGCCACAATCTCTAAACGCTCTGATTTCTGCCCTGGCATATCTCTACCTGGGATGATAGCAATAATCGGAAGATGTGTAAATCGTTTCAAATCCTGAACAAGAGATTGCCCTGAAGCTTTATCTTCAATAATGACTTCTGAACTAGCTTGTGAGTCATAACAGCTTTTAATCATGTGCTTTAAAGCGGTATACTCAAGTTTCTTACGGACCATATCAACGAGATAATAGCCATTTTCACACTCTGCCCAGAGAGTACCTACTGAGTAATCATTTTTATCGCCTGTCTTAAACGCAGTGTCCCATGACCAGCTGTATTTCTTAACATGAGGAAGCTCGTTATAAGTTCTTAACCATTCATACTTGATGATCGAGCCTTCTGCTGCTACAGGTCTTTGTTGTAATTGTGAAGCTATGAATTGACTGCCGTTTATCTTATAAGAATCGACGGCTTCACGAGTAAAGTATTCAGGGAACATAAGCTCACCTATCTCTTTACGAGGGTCTTGCCAACCTAGAGCTGTCTTGCTCCGTTGTTCACCATCCCATTCCATAGGAATAATAAGTTTATCCCAGTTAGGGTCTTCCATGTAAATACCGCTCATGTCCTCATGATGCAATCTTTGCATAACGATAATCGCAGCACCCTGCCCTGGAGGAGATAGACGTGTCATGAACTGATTTTTGAATGAATCTATAGAAGTTTTTCGCTCAACATCAGAAGTTACTTTTTTAGCATTCATAGGGTCGTCAGCAATAAGTACTTCTGCTGTGTGACCCGTAGCGCCGGATGTGATACCTCTAGCTAAACGATAACCACCTTGAGTATTAGCAAAGAATCTCTTCTGAGATTGATCGTAAGAAAGATTAAAATCAATACCTGCCAAATCTTTGAACCAATCTGAATTTATTAAATTTCGCATGGCCCAAGAGTCACGTAAGGATAATGATTCATCATGAGAGGTAGTTATGAATTTAACAGAAGGATTCTGCAACCAGTACCAGGCTGGAAACATAACTGAACAAAGAGTTGATTTTGAGCACCTGAAGGGAATGTTTATGATTAATCTTTTTATTTTACCATTAGCTACCGCTTCGAGGTGGTCAGCTATGACTTGAATATGCCAGTTCCATTTCAGCTCGGTAGCGTGCTCAACAATAGGCCAAGCTTGTTTTATGAATTCTGCAAAACTTTTCTTAGCGAGTGCATCATCAACTTGTTTTAGTGAAGGTAATTCCATTTAACCTCGTCTTAGAAACTACTCTGCAGTAGTTTTCTTTAACACATTTCTGACGAACATAAGCTCTTCTACTGATAATTTGGTAAAATCGTATTTTAAAGTGGAGGAGGTCTCTAATGGTTTATCGTCAATGTTGCCTAACTGAAGCATATCCGCCACTTTACCATCAACTCTTTCAAAAATCATTTCAATTGCCCTTAAGTTACCATCCAGTGCTTTTTTAACTAGTTTTAAAGCTATAGCTTCATTCACGGACATCTTGTAATTACCGAGAGTCAAGGGATTATCGAAGTTAAATTCTGATTGTAATACTCTTTTCAGAATGGTCCTGACCATAACTTTACCTAGAGTCTGGCCTGGGCCGCCTGGATTACCTTTTTGAAACATATGTTTTTGAGCATTGATAGGAAGAGTAGGATATGGATTTACTACTTCGTTTAATTCTTCATCGTTTTCCATTTGTCCTTACCCTTTCCGTTTGTTATGTAAAAAAAATAGTGTATAATTATATATATACAAATCCGAGGTAAAAATCGCGGTAAAAAGTGAAAATAGTTTAAAAACTACAATAATGCTTGAAAAAGATTCACGGAGCGAAGCTCTTCCCAAGAAAATCCACCGTCAGCATCAGGGTCCCGACCGAAATGACCATACGCTGCTGTGCGCTGATAGATAGATTTATTGAGACCGAGGAAATGGCGAATGCCCTTGGGTGTCAGGTCAAAATGGTCAAGAACTGTTTTCTCCAACAGATCGAGGGGTACTTTGTGCGTGTTGTGAGTGTTGATAGAAAAAGAGAGGGGTTCCGCTCTACCTATCACATAACTCACTTCTGTCGTGCACCGCTCACACACACCTGACGCAACCATATTCTTGGCGAGATAGCGCATCATATAAGCAGCGGAGCGGTCTACCTTTGTGGGATCTTTGCCTGAGAAAGCACCACCGCCGTGAGGTGCGGCACCGCCGTATGTGTCAACAATAATTTTCCGACCCGTGAGTCCTGTGTCACCGTCAGGGCCGCCGATCACAAACCGTCCGCTGGGGTTGATGTACACCTCCTCAAGCTGGTTGCGCCAGTGTTCGGGAAGAGATTCTTCAATGATTGGCATGAGCATCTCGTAAAGATCATCGTTTGTGAGTTCCGGTGCATGCTGTGTCGACAAGACAATGGTTTTGGCGCGAAGAGGATTGTGACCATCATACTCCACCGTCACCTGACTTTTCGCATCGGGGCCGAGTAAATCCTTATATTTTGTGAGACGCGTATGGTTGAGGTTTTGTAAAATCCTGTGTGCATAATAGATGGGAGCGGGCATGAACGAGGGTGTCTCATTGCAAGCATATCCGAACATGAGCCCCTGATCTCCGGCTTTCTCATTCTTATCGTTGGCAACCCCTACGGCTTGAGCAATATCTTGGGATTGTTCGTGCATGTAGTTTCTGATCCCAAGCGTCTTATAACTAAATCCTGGTTGGTCGTAGCCAATGTGCTTAACGACTTTGCGTACAATAAAATCCAGCTGGTCATTACTTAAACTCGCCCCCTTCACTTCGCCTGCGATAATGACGCGATTGCTTGTTGCCATGACCTCAACGGCACTGTGGGCATGGGGATTTTGCATAAGAAAAGCATCCAAAATCGCATCAGAAATTTGGTCGCAGAGTTTATCAGGATGCCCTGCTGAGACAGACTCACTAGTATAGAGAAACGTTTTTGCAATCAATGGATGGGTCCTGAGTTAATTGTTTATCTACTTATATAACTATATGTACAAATCCGAGGTAAAAGTCGCGGTAAAAAGTGAAAATAGTTTAAGGTATGTGTTTCTTGCATAATACTTCTTTTAATTTAGTTAAAAATAACATAGCTTACCTATTGACTTTTGTAAACATAAACATATATTATATG